CATCATACCAGATTCAATTTTGTGCCTGTCAGCCCAGCTCAATAGAACTTGCTGCATAGCAGGGCTAAAATCAAAATAGACATGATATAAAAATTTGACTTTAGGTGCTAACCTAAATTGATTTTTTACAAAAGTTCGTGAGGCGTGGCGGAAGTCTGCAAGGTTTCCTTTCGGATTGAGAATTCCGCTACCTAAATCGCCTAGAAATCCGTCGAATATACTCATATTATTTCAACGTTAAGGGAGCATTGCTCCCTGGTTATTATATACCACCGCCAGTAGCGAGGGTGTTGAGAGTTCTACCAATAGCTGAACCAATACCAGTACCTTGCGGTGTTTGAATAGCATTATCAAATTTGATAGTTAATGCTATAGTTACGACATCTGAAGTCGCATAGTTCAGTTGGTTGTAGTTTGCACTTTCAACAAAACAACCATAAAGTTCAAATGTTTCAAGTGTATTTGAAACATTTGCACCGTTACCGCCATCAAGTATTTCAATAGTCATTGTAAACTTATAATCCATACCTGATGCTGCTGATGATTGTTCGTAAAAATCTACTTGTTTCTGTAATTGCTCTCCAACAAGTTTTTGTACCTCGTTGTTCATATCCTCACGCAAGTTAACCGTAACTGATTCCCAGCTATGCTTACCTGCTAGATTGATTTTAGAGTTGTATACATCGACAGTGATTGGTTCAAAACTTACTGATGGACGAGATACGTCAATCACTTGCTTTGTCAATTCTGTTGTTGGAGTTGAAACTCCAAAATTATTAAATGTTACCCTAAACCGATATTGCAGTTTGGGCATCAACAGCCCCTGTGCAGATGGTGAATCACCAGTTGCTAATGGGACTGTCATTTTTGCTAATGTTGCTATAGACATCTAAATGACTCCTAACTAATGTATTTATGCTTTTATAAACCTGCGATTTCGCCAGTGTTTTTAATCCTAATTGGAATGTAAATAAACTCAATTGCTTTGACAGGTTCAATAGCTATATCGACATACAGTTCGTTCCTATCAATTCTTGCCGGCGTATTGTTTGTTTCATCACAAACTACTAAGAAGTCATACAACGCTCTAAGTCCAACAAGTTCAAGTAACATAGTTTCTACTTGTTGTTTAATCTCATCTCGTGTAATCTTATCGTTTGGTTCAAACAAATAAGGCTTAGCAAGAACTCTCAGTTGGCTTCTCAAATAGATAATCAATCGTGCTACGTTGATTCTATTCAAAGCACTTGCTACCAACTGTCGTGTTTTCTGTCCAAAACAAACTAATCCAGCGCCTGTTACGAATGTAATTGGATTGACATTATTTGAATACAATGTATCACGCATACCTTCGTTAAGTGCTACACTACGGAATTCGCCTTCCTCTGTAATATACCCTGAACTCGTCGCGTTTGTAATATTACCTCGACGTGTTCCAGCTGGAGCAAACCATGGATAACTTACTTGATCAGATAGAGCAATAGTTCTCAGCATCATATGACTAGCCGGCACTACAACATTATTACCAAAATTGTCACTTGTAAATCCTGATGGATAATAAACAGCAATATTAGCATCAGTTGATACTAGTCCATTATCGTTGTCTTCCACAGCTAAATTTTGATTTGTTGCCCATCGTTGTAGCACGGATGCATTGGCTGGTAACCTAAATGGTGAGTCGCCAAGAATAAATGCTGTTAGTCCTCTATCATAATTCAATGTATTCATTTCGCCAATTAGTTCTGAATAGCCTGGACATGCCATTAGGTTAAACAGTTTTGATTCATCATCTCGAATTTCTTCATTTGAATTTACAAGTGCCTGTAGTCGTTGAACAACAACTTTTCGTTGAGCTTTTCGTCCAAAGGAACCTGATCCATCAACTTGGTTTCCAGATTCAGTTACCCATCTATCTCGGAAGTATGCACCAATTGTTTCATCACCCATAGGCTGATCATTATATCTTGTATTTTTATCTACATAATCAATATAATTTTTCTCATATCGCTTTACATTAAATCCACTTCGTCGTAAATTGAATAAAAGCATTCCTTTTGGGTATAGTGCCGGATCTGGTGAATCAGGATCAACATAATCTGAATAAATCATGTCAGCAATATCGCCTGGCTCATCACTGTTGTCTCCTCGAGTGTTATAACGAGCATCAGCAAATAAAATACCTTCTTCAGTTGTTTGATCTGATGTATCAATTAAAAACCATCGATTCTTCACAGGCAAATCTGTTCTATCACCACGGAAGCGATAAATCAAAGGATAATTTTCTAAGTCACTAGTATCAATCCAAATGTCGCCTGTTTGTAATGGAGATCCATTAGATTGTGTTTCAGGTGCTGAAGCAGATACAAGTGGTCCTAGTTCATCAGGTTGTAAATGATCATCTAGATTATAAAATGGTGATGGACGAGGACTCATACCTGATTTTCCATCATACAAATAACCTACAAACTCATGTCCATTATGAACCATTATATCAACTTCGTCAACAATAGAGTTGTACCATAGTGCTCCGTCAAGTGTAGCTGCCATAATCTCATCGTCTTCAGCTTGATATTTCAATACACTCCAAAGTGAACCTCTTAGCCATTGAACTGATGAGTTTTCATCGTAACCTTGCTCCCAGTGTAAGTTTGCTGCGCCAATGTTATTAGCAAGTGGAATGAATCCTGCTTGAGCTAAAACATTATCTCCCATTGTATTTGGGTCATAGCGGAAAGAAATATCTCCACCTAAAGTATGCTCAATAACAACTTTATTATGAACATTTACTCTTGCGCTTACATTTGGAATATTTGCATCATTAATTGCCGCAGCCATTAGATTGGAATCGGTATATTCACCATCATAGTTTTGTGTAACCATAGCCCAATCGCTAAAGTCTGGTATTCCGGCATCTGTTGATCGAATTTCAAATGAGTGTGACCCAGTTGAAATAACATCTTTATTAATTTTTGCGCCTGTAATAACTGTAGGAGCAACCCCATCTCTTCGATAAAATTTTACAGTTGCTGTAGGATTTGCATCATTAGCAACATTTGTTGCTGCATATACTTGTCCTGCTAACATATTAGCACCGCCACCTGGCTTATCTAAATTGAACAATGCTTCTTCGTGAGTGTCATACAGATTTACATCAACTGTATCCCAAAGTTTTGTTGAGTTATTCCATTTACGAATAACAAATTTTGCTCCCATATTTGGAACAGTTGTCTTCATCCATACTGATCCTGTAGGACGTGGCATATCGTCACTTACTTTATATTCAGGAACATTTGTGTGTCGTGAAATTTGGAATTTTGGAATATGATAGGATCCTTGGTTTGTTGCTGTGTTAAACGCAATACCTAGTCCTTCATCAGCCAATGGTCCTAATGGATTATCTGATCCAGGCACATTTACTAATTCAATAGTCTCAATTGCGTTACCCGCTCCGTCAGTTCCATTTGAATAGATGTTAAGTCGTCCATAAACTTCTCTTGCTCGGATATGTCCAGTAGCAACAAAAGCATTCTCAATTTTGGAAACAATTTGTGGAACTGAATCACCTGTATTGACTACAATAGATGTTGACATTCCATTAATAACAATGTTAAATGATCCTGGTTGTGTTTGATTGAAAATTGGATTAGCTGTAGATCCTTTAATAACAGGATGACTCAAAGTCCAAGCTGGGCTTCCTACTAATACCCAATTACCTTGTGTATTTCGATAGTAAATTCTGTTTAGTGTTGATGTAGCTACAGCGGCATAATCACCAACTTTACCTACTGACTTCTTTGGGATATAACCGTCCCAACCATTTATAAAATAGCTGCCAGTATTTTCAGTCTCGCCTACTTCTGTAATAACAATTGGTTCTTTGTTCACAAAAGTTTGTCCGCCGTCAATAATCATATCTCCGTTCCACTCTTGGATACCCCAAAGACTTACACTTGTATCAAACCAATGTGTACCATCTGCTGGTTCTCCGCCAGGAGCAGTTGCGGTGGGTTCTAGCTCGTTCAAATCAATGTCAGCTCGTGTAACCCAAGCTCTGTTGGATACACCAAGATATGAATAGGCTGCTTGCAGTCCATATTCGTTCAATTCGCCGCCGTGAATTGGATTATTGTTAATATCTGTTTGAAAGATCGGATCGCCAAACGTGTCTATCAAGTCACGCTGTGAAGTTAGCAGATATGGAATACCTGCGTTCTTACTTAGTGTTCCTGGGGCAACACCTGTTCCTGATCCATTAGGTTTGTTTCCTGCTGAAACAACAAAAATCATAGGTAAGGTACCTGGTTCAGCTGGAGTATAAAAACTTTCGTCTACTACAGTAACCTGTACACCTGGGGATACTAATGCCATATTTTATCTCCTCATAGGCTTAAAAAATAAATCTCTAACTGTATTTAGCATATACCCGTAAATCTAGGCTGTTACAACCCATTGAAAAAAGGCGCAAAAAGGCACTAAATATTTTTATGACACGCAAAACACGACCCTTATGTGAGAGTTGCCTTTATTATCCTGCAGCAATCAACTATCATAAGAATGGAAATACTCATTATAGAAAGAAATGCAGCAAATGTTCTAAGCTAGGAAAGCCAAGGCGCATACCTTTTTGGAAACGAACTGGCTATGAAATGAAGAAGTATTGTGAGAAATGTGGATACAAAAGTAATCACGCAGAGCAGTTCAATGTATTTCACATAGACGGAGATCTTACAAATTGTAAAATAAAAAATCTAAAAACTGTCTGCGCTAATTGTCAGAGGATATTACACAAGGAAAATATTAGGTGGAGACAAGGAGATTTGATTCCAGATGAGATTTGAGCGC